TCACACCTCATATCGTGGTGTTGAGTATTCTACCCGTTGTGTAGAGAATAAGGAGTCACATGGCACCTTCTGTTATCGCGGTCAAGCTTACACAAAGTGAGACCAGATTAGGAAAGTAATTAAGAACCCTCTTGACAGGGTTCTTTTTTATGCCTAAAATAGTATTACTGATGTCATATTATGGAACGAGAAAAACTAAAACTTATTGTTAGAAACCTCAAGCTCCTGGTAGACGCATTGGAGTCTGAGGTCTACTCGGATGTAAAGTCTTACACTGAAACGATGGACAGGTCTCTACCACCCCTTCCCGATTACGACGAGGTATTTGAAGATGACGAGTAGTCAGGACTGGAGATATGATGATGACCGTCTCAAGTTGAGGTCTCAGTGTATCCATGTTCTCCTCAATAGATTTGGCACTGTCAATATTAATGAGGTAACTTACGGGACACAGAACATCTATGAGTGTGCTGATACATGGGTATCTCAAGGTAATAAAACTACCAGTGGTCTCGTAGCTTATTTCAACGCTTACTTTAAGGACAACTGAGATGTACGAAGAACTAGATACATTTGAGAGAGCTCTTCAACACTTTGGGACAAGGGTTGAAGTCTATACTTGTATGGAAATGGGTGGTAAGATTACAGCTGAAGAAGCTTACCAACTCATTAAATCAGAAATAAAAGAACTCAAGAAAGTGAGAAAACAGGAGAAGAAATGAACGATTGTAAATTAATTTCAGTGACACCAGATGCTGAGAAACACATTGCTTACTGTGCCCGTGTGAGTAATCCTTCTAATCAGGACAGTGAGAAGTTCTCTGGTCTGATTAAGTATTGTATTAAACATCAACACTGGAGTATTTTTGAACAAGCTTTTATGACTCTGGAGGTTTCAACCACTAGAGGACTGGCAGCTCAAGTCTTGCGTCATCGTTCCTTTACATATCAAGAATTTTCACAACGGTATGCTGATTCTTCCCTACTGGCGGAGACGATCCCCCTACCACAACTGCGACGACAAGATGACAAGAACCGACAAAACAGTATCGATGATGTTGATCCGTTCGTGGTTCAGAAATATGAAATGTTGATGCAACAACACTTCCAACAGGGAATGGAGTTGTATCAGAAAATGTTGGATGATGGGATCGCAAAGGAGTGTTCTCGTTTTGTACTCCCCCTCGCCGTACCAACAAAAATGTACATGACTGGCTCAATTCGCAGCTGGGTTCATTACATTGAACTGAGGTCTGCACATGGAACTCAGAAGGAACATATGGATATTGCCAACTCAGCAAAAAGTATTTTTGTTGAACAGTTCCCATCCATTGCTGAAGCTTTGGACTGGTAATAAATATACACACATGATGAGGTGAATTAGTGGCAACTTATCCCATTAAACATAAAGATACTGGTGAAACTAAAGAAGTGAAGATGAGTGTTCACGATTGGGACCAGTGGTGTAATGACAACCCTGATTGGGCAAGGTATTATACTCCCGAAAATGCTCCTAAGTTTGGAGAAGTGGGAGAAGTTTACGACAAACTTAAAAAATCTCATCCTGGATGGAATGATGTCCTCGCTAAGGTCAACAAAATGCCAGGTTCAAACGTAAAACCAGTTTAATTTTTTATGTCAAGAAAGAGTAAGTCAGGTATCGGTAGTACTAATCCAGTTCCATTTGGTATGAGTAATAGAGTTATGAAAAGGAAAAAACCGATTAACCTTGATTACATCAAGAAAATTGAACCACTGACAGAAAATCAGGAGAAGTTCTTTGAATCATACTCAGAAGATAAGAACTTAGTAGCATATGGTGTAGCTGGTACAGGAAAGACCTTTATTACCCTCTACAACGCTCTTATGGATGTGTTGGATACGAAGACACCATATGACAAGATTTACATCGTCAGGTCTCTTGTACCCACCAGAGAGATTGGTTTCCTTCCTGGTGATCATGAGGATAAGTCTGACATCTATCAGATTCCATATAAGAACATGGTCAAATACATGTTTGAGATGCCTGATGACAATTCGTTCGAGATGCTCTATGCAAATCTCAAATCTCAGGGTACAATAAGTTTCTGGAGTACATCTTTTATTAGAGGTACAACTTTTGATAATTCTATTCTTATTATTGACGAGTTTCAGAACCTGAACTTTCATGAACTTGACTCAATCATTACTAGGGTAGGTGAGAGCAGCAAGATTCACTTCTGTGGAGACGCAACACAGACTGACTTGGTAAAAACTCATGAGAGGAATGGTATTGTTGATTTCATGAGAATCATCAATCAAATGCCATCCTTCGACACTATCGAGTTCCAACCAGAGGACATCTGTAGAAGTGGTCTTGTCAAAGAATACATCGTTGCTAAACATGAACTGGGTCTATGACTTTTAACCATATTGAAATTGATTATCCGTCTCTCTCACGGGAGACGGTTGATGGAGTTAGATATTATGACACTCCAAATGGTAAGAAGTTAGTATCCATCACATCTGTTATCAGTCATTACAACCGTGAGATTTTTCGTGGATGGAGGGCAAAGGTAGGTGAAAAGGAAGCCAACAAAGTTACCAAACAGGCAACTTCAAGAGGCACAGATATGCACACTCTCGCTGAGTATTATCTAAAGAACTCCAAACTACCTTCGGTTCAACCTCTATCAGAGATGTTATTCAAGCAGTCTAAACCTACCCTGGATAAGATTGATAACATTCATGCACAAGAACAATCACTATTCAGTTACGAATTGGGTGTAGCTGGTAGTGTTGACTGTATCGCTGAATATGAAGGTGAGTTAGCTATCATTGATTTCAAGACAGCTAAGAAACCAAAACCCAAGAAGTGGGTTGACCACCACTTTGTCCAGTGTGCGGCATATGCATGTATGTTGTATGAAATGACTGGGATTGTGGTCAAGAAATTTGTAATCATTATGTCTTGTGAAGATGGAGAAGTAGTAGTCTATGAAGAATACAACAAGAGAAAGTACATCAACCTTCTCTCCGAATATATTAGAGAGTTTGTTGAATTCAAATTACAAGAATATGGCAAAGTCTGATGACATCAATAAACTTATGGAGAACAAGTTTTATTGTTCCCGTAAGTTTTCAGAACAGATCGAGACTATTGCCAATGGTGGTAGTGGGATGAAGTACATCGATGCGATTGTACATTTCTGTGAGGAAAACAATGTTGACATTGAGTCTGTTCCTAAGTTATTATCTAAACCTCTGAAAGAGAAGTTGAAGTATGAGGCTATGGAACTTAACTTGCTCAAGAGAACCTCACATGCGAAACTTCCTATATGATTCCTAAGGTGACTCCCTTTGACGCCTACAAGTCTTATCTCGGACTGAAGAATCACTTCACGAAAGAGAAGTATGACTACCATAAGTATTGTGGTAAGAGTCGTGCAACTGTAAAATCTTTCTACAAGAGGAGAGATAGGTTTTTCTTTGAGAAACTCAGTAGGCAGAAAGATGATGTAGAAGTAATTGAATTCTTTGTCTCTAATTTTGTAGCTTGTGATGACCCACAATCACTGTGGATTGGGGAAATCATGCAGAAAGGAGAGAAGAGTTATACTGATTGGAAGAAGAGAACTCAATCACTATCATATGTTTTTAAAGAAGAGGTGGAAACCACCTTTACAGGGAAGAAATTTGATGATATGTTTGAATTTAAGGGGTTGAGTCATCCACAGATTATCAAAGAACATCTAGCAAAGAACATCTCTCTAGAAACACTTATCATTCTTGATAGGATCTTGGGTTTTAAGAAAACTTTTGATAAGAAATTGGATGATCCTGTTTGGAAATTTCTTTCCATGAGGATGGATAAATATAACACCTTCCTGAAGATTGACATCTTCAAATACAAAAAGATTTTAAAAGAACTAATAGTAGGACAATGAGTTTTTTCGATTCTGAAATCGTACAAGAAGAGATGAAAGAAATTTCAGAACTCCAAGATGAAATCTATTCTAAGGTTTTCAGTTTCTCTTCAATGGATGCTGATGATAAATTAGAACATGTCGAAATGCTTGAGAACCTGCTTAAGAAACAGAATATTCTCTATACGAGACTCTCTTTGTCTGATGATCTAGAAGCAAAAATGATGAAGGAAAATATTCTTAAGTCTGCTAAACAACTTGGTTTTCCTTCCGATGTTGATTTGGGATATGTTTTTTCAAACATGTCCGCCATCATCGACCAAATGAAAAAAGCAATACAAGAAGGGCCTTGACACTGGGTCCATTAGGACCTACACTAGACCAGGGGCTACCCAATCCCCCTTAAGCTACGGGACAAAAGCCAAATACAATCATACGAGGTAACACGATGGGATTCAACGATCTCAAGAAGCAGTCTTCTCTTGGCAGCCTTACAGCCAAGCTTGTAAAAGAAGTTGAGAAGCAAAACAATACTGGTGGAGGAGCAGATGAACGTCTGTGGAAACCAGAGATGGATAAGACTGGCAATGGATATGCAGTCATTCGATTCCTCCCCGCACCCGATGGAGAAGATCTCCCATGGGTCAAACTATTCTCCCACGCCTTCCAAGGTCCTGGTGGTTGGTACATCGAGAACTCTTTGACTACCATTGGTGGTAAAGATCCTGTCGGTGAATTGAACCGTGAACTGTGGAACAGTGGTACGGATGTGAACAAGGATATTGTTCGTAAGCAAAAGCGTAAACTCTCCTTCTACGCGAATATCTATGTTGTTCAGGACAAAGCCAATCCTCAGAACGAGGGTAAGGTCTTCCTCTACAAGTTCGGTAAGAAGATCTTTGATAAGATCATGGAAGCAATGCAACCTGAGTTTGAAGATGAGACT